TTACCTTCTTTTTTTTTTTTTTTTTTAATCGTAATTTGTGAGGGCAAATGAAAGGGAGAAAAAAGAAACCAACAAGAATAAAAGAGCTTCAAGGCACACTCGAAAAATCTCGCTTAGTGGGAAACGAGATGGAAACGACTCAAGTCGTGAGTATGCCTCAAGCTCCTCCCTTTCTTAATGAGTTCGGTCAAGCTGAATGGCACTTAGTTACAAACGAGTTAGCTAATATAAAAATGCTTCACTTGACAGACTTATCGATCCTGGCGATGTATTGCAATGAGATTGGAACGTATAGAGCAATAGCTCAAGAACTCGGAGGCAATTATACAGAGCAAACCGTTGACAAAGACGGACGATTGAGAATGACAAAAATCAATCCTAAGTATAAAGTAATGCAAACGGCTTTTCAAAATGCCGTTAAGATTGCGACTCAATTTGGATTTACTCCAAGCTCAAGAGCTTCTCTTAGTATGCCTGAACAAGATGAAGAAAATACGGACGATTTTAATTTTTTTGATTAATGATAAATATATATAACAAAGATTGTTTGGAAGCAAAAAATTTTAGAATAGGAAACTTGGTAGAAGAACCAAAAGGACATACTCACAAGATTGAGCGATTGGACGAACTATCCAAACGAGTAATGCACGGTTTGAAAATATCAATACCACATCTTACTGGATTTGGATTTGTGAAAGACAATAACGGCAACTACTGGATAGACTTACAAACGCATTATTTAGAGCTTATGTCATCAAATGGGTATTGGTATCCTGTATATACTCAAGTGCCTGAAATGAGTCACGAAGAAGAACAGCGAGTAAGTACAAATAGAATTGAGTTCGTACACGAATTGCAGAACTTATTTTTTGCGTTGACTGGCAATGAACTTGAAATGAAAGTAGAGCGTACCACTTTTGGCTAACTTAGGTTATGACTTAGAGGGGTACGAATTAGATAAGGAGTATTAGGACAACGCTTTAAAAAGAATAAAAAATCATCAATCACAATTAAGGATTATATGATAAATATATTTAACAAAGATTGCTTAGAGGCTATGAGAGAAATGTCAGACAATGAATTTGACTTAGCTATAGTTGACCCTCCTTATGGAATTAATTTTGGGAAATTTAATAGAACAAACAAAGATTCCAATGGTAATAGATATAAAGCTAATAAATATAAACAAGGCGACTGGGATAATGAAATACCAAAAGATGAGTATTTTGTAGAATTAAAAAGAGTTAGCAAAAATCAAATTGTATGGGGTGGTAATTACTTTCCTTACTTATGGAAAAAAGGTTGTAAAGGATTTATTTTTTGGTACAAAGGTAATCCAGTTCCTAATTTTTCAGATGGGGAATTAGCTTGGACATCTTTTGATAAAAATGCCAAACATTTTGATTTTAGATATTATGGTAATTTAGAGGGAAATTCTTCTGCAAGTGAAAAATATCACCCAACACAAAAGCCAGTTGGATTGTACGAATTTCTTTTGATGGAATACGCCAAAAAAGGCGATAAGATTTTAGACACCCACTTAGGTAGTGGTAGTATAGCAATAGCTTGTCATAATCTTGGATTTGATTTAGAGGGTTATGAATTAGACAAAGAATACTACGACAACGCAATAAAAAGAATAAAAAATCATCAAGCTCAATTAAGGATTATATGAACATTGAAGAGGATGACATATTTTACTTTGACGAACTCCAAGCGACAAGAGTTATTCACTTTATTGAAAACCACATAAAACATATTAAGGGAGAACTCGGGGGGAAACCATTTGAGTTATTACCATTCCAAAAAAAGATAGTTGGCGACTTGTTCGGTTGGAGGTATAAAGAGAACGGATTGAGACGATTTAGAACGGCTTATATATGCCTCCCAAGAAAGAACGGCAAATCGACTCTTATTAGTGCCATCGCTTTGTATATGTTAGTAGCTGATGGAGAGCCATCAGCCGAGTGTTACATTGCAGCGGGGGATAGACAACAAGCTGGAATCATTTTTGATGTTGCCAGTGGAATGGTAAAAGCCGACAAGCAACTTCATAAACATTTGAAAGTATTTAAGAACTCAATAATCCACGAGAAGAGCAATTCAGCTTTCAAGGCGATAAGCTCGGAGGCGAGTTCTAAATTTGGATACAATGCTTCTTTTATTTGTATGGACGAGTTTTTTGTCCAAAAAGATTCAAGTCTTTGGGACGCTTTGACTACTTCGGTGGGTAGTAGGAGACAACCTTTGACGATAGCAATTACAACGGCTGGGTATAATAGAGAATCTATTTGTTACAAAACGGAAGAATACGGAAGAAAAGTCTCGGAGGGTATTATCAAAGATGATTCTTTTTACTTTGTTAAGTACGCTTGTGATTTAGAAACCGATTGGACAAGCGAGGAAGCGTTGAGAATAGCAAATCCAGGACTTGAAAGTGGGGTTGTTAAATTAGACTATCTAAAAAGAGAACAGGAAAAAGCTATTAAACTACCAAGCTATGAGAACACTTTTAGAATGTTACACCTCAATCAATGGATGAGTTCGGCTTCTAAGTGGCTATCCGACCAGCAATGGATGGAATGTAACAAAGCTCCAATAAATTTAAACGATTATAGGGGTCAAGTTGCTTACGCTGGACTTGACTTAGCTTCGGTTAGAGACATATCGGCTTTTGTTTTGTTGATTCCAGAGGATGATAGATTCACGGTTATTCCTTACTTTTTTGCTCCAAAAGAAAACGCTTTTATTCGTTCAAGACGTGACCAAGTTGATTATGTAGGTTGGTCAAAGGAGAATCTAATTGAATTAACGGAGGGCGATGTAACGGACTACAATTATATCAAAAGACGAATAAAAGAGGTTGCCGAAATTGTAAACATTAAGTCGATAGCTTTTGACCGTTGGAACTCCAGTCAATTAGTTATTGATTTGACAGAGGACGGCTTACCTATGGAAAGTTATGGTCAAGGATTTGCGAGTATGTCAGCACCGACAAAAGAACTTGAGAAACTCGTATTAGGCAAACAAATAAATCACGGAGGAAATAAGGTGTTGAGGTGGATGTGTTCTAATTTAGCAATGAAAACAGACCCAGCAGGAAATATAAAAATGGATAAAAGTAAGTCAACAGAGAAAATCGATGGAATGGTTGCTCTTGTTATGGCTTTGGGAAGTTATATGAATGACGACTCTGACGACTCGGCTTATGACGATAGAGGAATTTTATGGATTTAGACTTTTGCGATTTATCTTATCTTTGTAAAGTAATTTCAATCTATGGGACTTTTTGACTTTTTGCGTTCGGAAAAAAGACGGAACAACTTTTTGGAAGCCGTTTTTGGTGGCTATTCCAACAATAGAACGGCGGTAAATAGAGAGACTTCAATGTCTTTTAGTGCCGTCTTTGCTTGTGTTCGTGTAATTAGCGAATCAATCGCAAGTCTCCCAATCAAAGTATATAAAGTCGAAGCCGATGACGACAAAATAACAGATGTAAGCCATCCAATTTACAGACTATTGGCAAGGAATCCAAACTCATATATGACTCCTTATACTTTCCTTGAGACATTAATGTCAAACTTGCTTTTATTTGGAAATAGTTATTTTTACATTGAACGAGATAACTCGGCACGTCCAATTTCATTGATACCTATCAATCCAAAAGATGTCAAAGTAATAAAACACGATGGGCAAATATATTACGATGTAAAAGACCACGACATTGCGGTATTGAAAGAGGATATGTTACACTTTTTTAACTTATCTTTTGACGGTTGTGAGGGAATAAGCGTATTAAAATACCAAGACACCACAATTTCAACGTCAATCTCCTCAAACGATACGGCAAACAGTTATCTTGGAAACTCGGCAAATGTAGGAGGAATAATCAAACACCCTGGAAAACTATCAAAAGAAGCCGTTGAGAGATTAAAAACAAGCTGGAACAACTCTTATAGTGGCTCTTTTATGGCTGGTAAAACGGCTATTTTAGAAGAGGGAATGACATTTGAGGAGTCAAAAATAGACGCTAACAAATATCAATTAATAGAGACAAGACGTTTTCAAATTGAGGAA